CAATATATTACTTTATACGACAAATTGTTTATGTTCATTTCATTTCATTTCATTTCATTTCATTCATCCACTCCAATTTTTGATTGCAGTGAAGAATTCCATAATCCCTTGCCAATAATGATAGAGATACAATATCAGCAACATCAGGATAATAATTGCAGCCACATTCAAATCCAGGAACTCAAATGCATAAAACATGAGCGTCAGGTTAAAGAAGAAGAATATAATGGGAACATATTTCGAATAAAGTTCCCGATATTGGTCCCAATGAAGAAGTGGATAAATAACAATTGTTCCTATAAATTGCAAGAGTTGCACGACAAATGATACAATCGGGAATATACCCAAACTAAATGCAGTGAACATCGACCATAATGACCCTCCAATATACTCTTTACTCTGTTCAGTAGGATTCAAAATCATTCCAATTACAGTTGTGAAAAATGGTCCACCCATCAAGACAAACAACCCCAACAATACAAGAACAAATGGTATCAATATAATGATTAATGGGGATGTCGCCTTGTATAACTCCTTCGGTATATTCATCGATAATTTGGTAATGTATCCGAATAACGCGAGTAGCATTGCACGGTCAGATGAAAATGAAAATATGAATGAGTTGTTAACCCACTGCTTGAAACGGGATTTAATGAATTCCCAATGTAATAAGTTGACTTGTGTAACACCTTCATCTACACTATTCTTTACCATATCTATGTCATCTTTTGACAGGCAGAACCATTTGAATACGTAGGTATCCAGAAGAATCGCGATTTTCAGGTAAATCTTCTTAGGTGTTTCGATTTTCGGGTCATCCGCGATTCCGCCGAATTTATCATCACAATCGGCTTCACATGCCGTATATTCATTTGTATAACAATAGGGCCAATTTGAACGGTCAGTTGGAAATAATTCTTCAAGATGGAGACTGTTATTTCGTATACTTTCGGGCGCACAGTAAAACATAATATTCACACAAAGAATCGAAATAACCAAGGTTTCAATAAAAAGAGACAACACATTTGTACCAAACTCCTTCAACGCCTCAATGTCAAATAATGACTTGGGTGCGACTTTTTGTTTGGGTTCACCTTTTTTCTCGTCTTTTTTGTCATCTCCGCCAAACATTCCGCCAACTTTGCTAAAAGTGCCTTCTTCCTTATCATCATCGTCGTCGTCGTCGCCGAACATTGTCGATGTTAATTCAAGTTATATATAGAAGAGAATATTATCACGCGAATTATTAACGCGCGTACATTAGACCGCAATTTCCAGAGATAAACGTCAATACATTATATCGTTCTTCCAGGATATGAAAATCATAGTTATAGAGATAGATATTCACGTTCGGTTTATTGAGACCAATAATCTCTCGAGTGTTTGGATTACAAATCACCTTCACTTCGGCCGCGCTATCCAACGGCGGATATATCGTCGTCAGCTCTAGTTCAATTTGGTTAAACTTACTCATATTAATCGCGCCACTAGGTTGAAGTTCATATGGGTCAGTGTTCAGGCAAAAATTGTAACAATATATCCCCGGTTTCGCACTCCCGCGAGTACGTGTATATTTCTCCACGTAATTGTACACTCCTGCATCCAGCAGATTCTCTCGATACTTTCCATTCAAAGAGATTCCTAACATCTGTAAAATGTCGCGTTCATTCTCGGACTGGAAATCGCCCGTGATATGAAGTCCAGTGAGGCGTTTATCGCGGGGGTTGATACCTGGACCGATTCCATCCTCCGGTCCATTTTTGTCATAGTAGTAGTGGTCGAACTGAAAATCGGGTCGTTCTCTCCATGCAGTTGTCTGGATGTCGCTTGATGTAGTGACAATCTCACTAAACGACACCGGTTTCCATCGGTCGTCTATCGGTGCAGGTATAATGTCATACGGCAGATAATTGTACGGCCAGTTTGTATAATTGCTCCACTCGTTTCGGAGATTCACGTCGCTTCGCTGGAAAAACATCGTCCATGACGCCACCATCCCCATCGAATTCTCTATTTTGATTTTCTTATTCCCAGTTACATCATTGAACGTCCAATCATAATATGACTTAATCAGGTATTTCTGCTGGTTCGCGGCAAAGACTTTGGATTCATCATCCGAGAGAAAACAGTAGGTCGCCATCAAATGCACATCTGCGTTCCAGTCGGTGCGAATACTAGGATAGGAGTTCAATGATAAATCAATACTGGGTGGCGGGTATAAAAATCGCCACATTTGGTGAAGGGGGTTCGTAAAATCAGGTTGTACAACCGGCCAATAATTGCCGGGGTCGCCTACATCGCGAATGGTGAACAACTCTTTCACTGGGCGGAGTGTTACATCGATTTGAAGTTGGTTATATTGGAGACAAACAAGCGGAAACGCCATTTTGGATGAGAGGGTGAACCACGAATTGATGGGTATGTATATTTTTCTACCGCGAATGGAGGGTTCTGCACCGGCGACATTATTTGTGCGATAGGCGTTTGGATATTGATTGAGTCTCGCGCCAGAACAACCTGGATTGTATAACTCAGGAACATGACCCGTCATTTGGTTGTAAAGTTCGCGCTTAGTTGTGTCGATGTCCCGCTCTAGAATCGCCATCAAATTATTACCGGTGAACTTTTGAAGCGTCATACCGCCGACAGAAATCACGATTTCCTTCACCATCTGGGTTCCCAGGTTTTCAATCCAGCGAAACTCATACGGCGCCCACATGTCATCCTTGTGTGCTGGCGGATGAATCGGGCTCCATATTGCCGGGAGTGTTACGCAAATATATGTATCCATAAGTAGTTCAGCATACCTAGGCATATAAAATGTGAACTTGGACTCCTCTGTCATTCTTAGTTTTTTCTGACCATCAAAATCAATTCTAAACTTTTGAAGACCGAAATTCGTATATTTAAGATAGGTGCTTTTGAAAAATGACTTTCTTGGGTTGCCGTTTAGAATAACATTTTGATTGCCCGTTGCAATAAGATTCAATAAACCACCTGTCATTTAGTATTTTAGTATTATTATGTGGATTATTATTACTACTTGTAATAACTTTATATAATTATATATACGATTATAATTATATATACGATATATAATTAGAAATCAACTACATCGTATAACCTATCAATGAAAGAACGTCAGGTAGAGATTATATTTATAGGTGTAATTATTCTTGGGTTCGCAATATTGAATATATCAGAAATGATAAAGTCGCGGTCGTATGAAAAGCATATCAGACTACGGGAAGGTCTGACGGTAACAAAAGCGAGGACCGATACGGGTACGAGTACAGGTACGAGTACGGGGACCGGTAGCACATTACCCATATTGAATAATGAGACTATGAGTATTCTTAATAAGGTAATGTCACGGTCCAGTGTAGAACCGATGTCTACTGAGAGTTTTACAGTGGATACAACCGAAAATGATATGACAGTTCATCAGCGTAAAAAGGTGGTGACTGCATTAGATACGACTCGCCCTCCGGCTCCTCCTCCGACACCGACCCCGGCGACGGAAACGACGGCGACACCCGTAAAAGAAGGATTGGAGAACCCCGACGCCGATACAAAGGAGTTCATTGATAAAACCATAACATCTATTAATCCATATGATAATCAGTCAAGTTTCAAGTTACGCGATTACTATATCAAATCGGCGCACAATGCATTCAATCCCGATAAATTCAAGAACTCGACCGTAAGTATGGATGCACTTCTTTATGTTATTGCACGAGGATGTCGGTTCATCGACTTTGAAGTATTTTCGGTAGAAAATCAACCAGTCATTGCATCATCATCGGTTACTTCATTTAATTATAAGGAAACCTATAACCATATTCCGGTTTCCGAAGCATTTGAAGTATTAGGTAATTATGTATTCTCTGGGGCCAAATGCCCCAATCCAGGCGACCCATTTATTGTTCATATGCGAATCATGTCGCAGAATATTACAATGTACGACAAACTTGCAAAAATCATATCACAAAGTAAGTCTGTTGCACGATATTTACTAGGCCCGAAATATGGACGTGAATACCAGTCCAAAGATTTAGGCAATGACGACATCCTTGATTTCAAAGGTAAGATTATTTTGATGGTGGATGGAACCAACCCGGTATACCGCAAAACAAAACTATTTGAATTGATAAATATGAGTTCTAAATCGTTGTTTTTATCAAAGTATACGTATTTTGGTGTGAAAAATGTCGGCGACCCTCAAGTATTCAAAGACGCAAATAAGAAGAATATGTGTCTAGTACTTCCCGAGAAAGGTGGACGACCCATCAATCAAGGTCATAATGGTCCTTTCACATGGGGGTGTCAAATTGTGGCCATGTGTTTTCAGGAAGAAGCGCGGGATGAGAAACTTAAAGCATATGAGGACAAATTTTCTTCAGTGGGATATGCGTTTGTATTGAAACCACCCGACCTGCGTTACGTCCCGATTACAATTGCTCCTCCAGCGCCACCCAATCCGCAGTCTTCTATGGAAGCTCGACCGGCGGAGGCTGCAGGTGGGGTTAAGCTTACCATATAATTTGCTGCACTCGTTGCACTCGTCGCTCCACTCATTGCACTCGTTCCGCAAATTATGATTCTTAATCGATATGGTCGTCCTATATGTACGGGTGGGGGT